GATATCTTTAAATGGAAAGGATCTTTTAACTGCAGACACTACTGGCAGGGGTTAATCTACCGTAGAGAAAATACTAACCCTGGTAAAGCTTTAGCTATTCAGGATCAGATTGCCGGAGAGCATTCAGTACCTAACCATAAAGTAGTATCTGATCTAGATCCTATGACTGATGTAATCTCTCAGAAATTTGCAGACGTATTAAGAGAAAAGCAAATGATAGTAGGACCACTTATGAGTCCTAATAAATTAATCCTGCGAATGGATGAAAATGGAGACCCATATTATGTGTACTTCACTGCTGATACTATCGAGAAGATTGCCAATAAGTTTATGAAGAATAAGCTTGGTGACTCAGTAAACATTGAGCATGATATGAATCAGAAGGTAGATGGTATCTATCTAACTCAGACTTGGTTAGTAGAGGATGAGAATCACGATAAAGCTAACTTATATGGATATGAGCCTAAAGTAGGAGAATGGTACGGAATGTACAAAGTAGATAATAAGGCTATCTGGGATGAATATGTTAAGAGCGGTAGAGTAAAAGGTTTCTCAGTAGAAGGATACTTTGCTGATAAACTAATCGAACAATCTAAAGAAGCATTTGTATATCCTACACCTCTAGAATCTGAAGATGAATTTATCTCTAGATGTATGGGTGATAGTAAGATGAATAGTGAGTTTCCTGATAGCGATCAAAGAACAGCTGTATGTTACTCTTACTGGAGAAATAAATAATTTCTTTCTTATCTGTAATTAAAAGAGTTAGGGGCCCGAAAGCCCCTTTCCCTTTGTCTAACAATCTACAAGCTCTCACACTTATAGTATATAAGGTATGAACTTTTTTTCAATTATCCAACTAAGGACATAAACTTTTTATAATTTTTACTATACAGTATATTTATCCGTAGTAGGGCTCTTGGAGCCTCTATATGTTATGGCTAAAAATTAAATTTAAACTTTATTAACTATGCAAGCATCCGAACTTAAGGATCTCGTTAAAAAGTACTTCAACCTAACAGAGGCTCCAGAGTCTGTTGAAGGAATCGTGATCAAAAAGAATAAGGAAGCTTTTGCTGAGATCAAGACTGCCGATGGCTCTGTTACTTTAATGTACGACGGAGAGCTAGGTGTTGGTACTGTCTTATCTATCCACGATGCCGAAGGTAATGTTATCCCAGCTCCAGCTGGAGAGCACTTACTAGAAAACGGTGAGCGTGTTGTATTAGATGAGAACGGTGCTGTTACAGAGTTCTTGACTCCAACAGAAGCACCTGCAGAGACAATGGAAGAAGAGATGATGCCGGAAGAAGAGGCTCCTATGACGGAGGATCTTATGCCAGCTCTTATCGAAGCTGTTGTTGAAGCTGTCCAAGACGAAATGAAAAAGTACGGCGAGCGTATGTCAGCTGTTGAAAGTAAATTAGAAACTTTCTCTGCTGCTCCAGCCGCCACTAAAACATTGCCAAAAAAGAATAACCCTCTTGTTAAAAAACAGGAAGAAATTGCTGCCCCTCTTCAGGCTGAAAGATTCAATAGAATCATGGAGATGGCTGCTAAACGTAAATAATCATAACCCGAAAAATTAAACTATTATGGCTTTAGATTTAGCTGCATTAACGGAGTTTAACAACGAGGTTGCTGGTACTTTAATCCCTAAGATGGTGTACACTGGTACTACCATGGAATACGTAACTGTTAAAGAGGGAATCAAATACAAAGAACCAATCAACCTTTTCGAAGTTGACCTCGACATTCAAGACGGATACGGCTGTGTTGCTACACCAGCTGGAACCGCATCATTCTCTCAGAGAGACATCCAAGTTTGCCAACGTACATCTTTCGATGGACTTTGCTTAAAAGATCTTGACAAGTACTACTTAGGTATCAGCGCTCTTGGTGCTGGTTCTTACAACGAGACTTTCGCTCTTGCTCAGGACTACTCTGACCTTATCGTTAACCAATTCCGTAAGAGCAACGAAAACTTCGTTTGGGGTGCTACTACTGGAGCTGGCGACTGTGTAAACGGTCTTAAGACTATCATCTCTGGCTCTACAGCTGGTGTTGTTGAGGCTGGTGGCGCTGCTACAGGTTCATTCAACTCTTCTGACGCTTTGGCTATCATCGATTCTATGATCGAGCAGATCCCAACTGACGTTGCTGACCGTGATGACTTAACTGTATTCATGTCTGTTGCTAGCTTCCGTAAGTATGTTGCTGGTATCCGCCAGGCAAACTCTTACTGGTTCGATCCAAATGCAATCACTAACCGTGGTGGCTTGATGGATATGGTTCACCCATTCACTAACGTACGCGTTGTAGGTACTGTAGGTCTTGAAGGTTCTGCTCGTTTAGTTGCAGGTCCAGCTCGCCACATCGTTGTAGGTACTGACACTATGTCTGACCTTACAGAGTTCCAAATGTGGTACGACATCAACTCTGACCAATTAAAGCACAGAGTTGTATTCAAGCTTGGTGTTAACATCGCTTATCCTGAGTTCTGGGTATCTAACGACCTCGCCTAATTACTAACCACTAAAACTAGATAGATATGAGCACTTGCGATATTACTTCAGGTTTTACTCTAGGCTGCCGTGACAACACTGGCGGTATCAGAAACCTTTATATTCTGTCTGGTTCTGTGGCTGGCTTAACAGGTGAAGACGTAGGTCTTATCACTGACATTTCTGGATCTGGTGTATTCTATAAGTTCGAACTATTCCGTCAGACTTCTGACTATAGCGAGGCTATTAGCTCTACTCCAGAGAACGGTACTGTATTCTATGAGCAAACAGTTAATGCTGTTTTCTTCAAGTTGCAGTCTTCCACTAGAAACCAGGTGAGAGTACTTGCCAAGAATCCTAACCTCAAGGTAATCGTTGAAACAAACAATGGTTCAGTTGACGGAGTAGGTAAATTCTTCTACCTAGGTCAAAACAATGGTCTTCAGTTACTTAGCGGAACCGGTGCTACCGGAACTGCATTCGGTGACTTGAATGGCTACAATTTGACTTTCACAGGTCAAGAACCAGAACCAGCTTCTGAGATCTCCGGTAGCGACCTTACAGGGGTCCTTACTGGTATCACAGTATCCTAAAATAACCGGTAGATTGGGGGGTGTAATAGCCCCCCTTTCCTACCATTTATAACAAGCGTAGTCAATGATTCAGTTAAATAAGTCGGCAGAAGATCAACTGGTAGCTTTCTATCCTGAAGTAACACCTTCAGCATCGATAGACACTGTTCGCTTTAACTATAGTCAAGATTACGATAGATCTAGCGGCTCCTTTGATGGGGCTGTTTTAAGTAAAAAACAATGGGTGGTAGCCTCAGTTAGTGGATCAGTTGTTCCAGCTAACACAGGACAATATACACTCGACATTTATGAGCTAATCGCAGGAGCCGATTTGGTTTGGAATACAGCCGATGTTGTATGGAACTTAGCAGACACTACTTGGAATGAGGCAGGAGCTGAATCAGTAGGTCAACTATTAGCTACAGAAAGGGCTTACATTTCCGGCAGTAACGAGAGTTCGCTTACTACTTATTATAGTCCAAACCAGAACGGTTCATATATAACCTATAACTCATGAGCGAGAAATTTAAATTCCAGGCTATTCCTAGATCTTCATCCGTAAGATGGAATGCTAAAGAGCAGTCATCTAAAGGAGAGTACGTAAAGTACGGCGAGGATAACTTATTTCCTCAGCACCTTATTGACTTACTAAACAACTCCGCTATCCACAATACCTGTATTAACGCTATCGTTGACGGTATCGTAGGAGAGGGATTACATACGGAACAAGAGTGGCTTTTAGATAAAGCAAATACCGAAGGACAGTCATGGAATGACATCTTTAAAAGAGTAGCTCTTGATTATAAAACATTTGGTGGCTTTAGTTTAGAAGTCATCTGGTCTCACGATCGTAGTAAGATTGCTGAAGTCTATCATATTGACTTCTCTATGATCAGATCAAAAGAAAAAGATTACAGAGGTAAAGTAGAAGGTTATTACCTATCTAACGAGTGGAGAGAAAAAGGTAGATTCAGATTAAGTGCTGACGACCTTGTTTATATCCCAGCCTTTGATGAGAAAAGAAAAGCAGAGCAACCTTCTCAGCTACTTTATGTACAACCATATCGTCCAGGTCAAGAGTATTATCCTCTGCCTGATTATGTAGGTGCTCTCAAGGTAATTGAACTAGATGCTGAGGTGGATAACTTCCACGTTAACAACGTAAAGAACGGATTAGCACCTAGCTTAAGTATTACTACATTTACAAATGCTAATGATGAAGAGAGAAGAGTTATCGAAAACATGCTACGTACTCAGTACGGTGGTACAGATAATGCTGGTTCTCTACTTTATATCGATGTGGCTTCCAGAGAGGAAATGCCAGAGATTACTCCTATTCCACAAAACGGAGCAGACGGATACTATACATCTATAAACGATATGGTGGAGCAGAAGATCTTAACTGCTCATAGAATTACATCTCCAATGATCTTAGGTATTAAGACACCAGGTCAGTTAGGTGGTAGAGAAGAAGTGATTGATGCTTATCTCTTACTTTTAAACACAGTAATTAAACCAATGCAGCAGGAGATCTTAGATATCTTCCAGCTCATTTTCGATATCAACTACAATAAGTCAGTTAATCTAGGTATCATTCAGCTTAAGCTTTATGAAGATGGAACTGAAGAAGTAGATGTAGTAACTGCTACAGATGCTGAGGTAGGTGATGATGCTGCACTAGAAGCTGATATCGAACAGGCAGATAGAAATGCGGGTATGTTAATTGATAGCCCGATAGC